ATTGGTAGACGCGACGGACTTAAAATCCGTTGAAGTAATTCGTGTGGGTTCGAGTCCCACCGGGGCCACCAACAATTTACATAAGGAGTCTAAAATGAAGAAAATTCTTTCTGTCATTGTTCCTGAGATTCGGGTGCGCTAACGGAGTTTAACAATAAGCACCCGTAGCTCAACTGGATAGAGCATAGGCTTTCTAATCCTGAGGTTGTAGGTTCAAGTCCTACCGGGTGCGCCAACTATAGGAGAAATCATGAGATACTCTTTACAAACAGGTCCGTCGTACAACCCACGTATGGTCGGTGCCTACGAGTTTGATAACCTACCGGGGTGTTCTCAGGTGGTTGTCTCTCACAGTATGTTCCTAAATCCAGAGGAGCGTGGGAAGAAACTCAGTGAACACCTTGCGATGAAAAGAGTTTTTCACGCTCGTGATTTAGGCTACGACTACATGCTTTGCACAGTATGCGCCACTAACAAAGCGCAGCTCAAAGTAATCGAACGAAATGGCTGGGAGCGGTTGACTAGTTTTAAATCCAGTAAGACAGAGCATGAAGTGCTTATCTATGGGAGAAAAGTGTGACACACAATGGAATACTCACCTGAACTAAGACAGGCCATTCGAAAGTACAAAAAGTACAAAGAGAACTACGATAAGTACAAGACTGTCTTCTTCTTGAACAAGCTGGACAAGTGGAGAGTCAATACTCTTTTTCTTTATCGTCTCGAATGGCTTTGTTTCTGTAAACAAAAGATGGAGGAGCAACGTGCAAACCTTTCTGCCATACTCTGATTTCCGTAAGTCCGCGAGTGTATTAGACACTAAGCGTCTAGGCAAGCAGCGCGTTGAATGTATGCAGATACTTAACGCCATGGAATTTGGGGGTGGTTGGTTCAATCATCCTGCAACCAAGATGTGGAAGAATAATCGTGATGCACTGTGCGCCTATATGGCTGCTTGCATTGACGAGTGGACTTTCCGTGGGTATAAGAATACCATTCGTGTCCCCAAGTTCAATCCCAACTACAGTAAACCTAAGTGGTTAGGTAATAAAGAGTTTCACTTGTCACACAAGTCAAACCTCTTGCGCAAGCAACCAGTGCACTATGGAATCTACTTCCGCAATGTACCAGACAATTTACCCTACGTCTGGCCTGTCTAGTGAGGCTTCCTATCATCATGCGCTACCCCCTCTATGTTCTCTTATCTATGAAAACGATTAAAGAAATAAAGAAAGATGCCAGACCAAGTAAAGAAACGCCTCGTGTCAACGAGGAAATCTATCGTCAAATCCAAGCCCTCTGAGCAGAAGGTAAAGAGAAAAGTGAAAACATTTGATATGACTTGTGCAGGTAATATCCTGTACTACCCAGATTTCAAGGGCCTTCCAATTAAAGAAGGCAGCTTGATGACCCCGTTGCGTCTCAAGAACTCCATTGACAACAGTAAGGAATTTGGGGGTTGGGTATCGTATTACACCTGTGAGAAGTGGTATAACGAAGGCCGTGACGCCTTTCTAGCGAAGTACCGTCATTGTCACGCAGAGATTAAGAACAAGCAGTACTTTTCAAATACTTTCCTGTTAGACCTTATCAACTGGGGTATTGTTGGCAAGGACTCAGAAGAAATGACCAGCAAGATGCACAAGATGTTGATTTCTAAGGACAGTCCGTGGGCTGACGCCTTGACAAATGTGTACTTCTTGGTGGACAAGGAGAAGGACAGATTGCTTGGTGTTTACGTCAAGGATATGGATGTAGATATTGCTCCTGAATTGCGTAGACTGTTTGTGAACTTCTTGATCGCAATTCGTGCACTCTCTGAACACAGAGAATGTCGTACGGCAATGAAAAATAAAACACTGACGACAAGGACTCTTCTAGGCTCATTCATTCTTGCTACCCACCCTCTTGGTGTATGGCATAATTGGGTTAGCAATAATGTTTTAGGCAAGAAGTGGGTTGAGAGTCTCTTTAAGAAAAACCACTCACTTGCGTTTTACGGAGAGAAACCCGCTCTCGTGTTCACAAACATGTGTAACGATGTCTACCCTCCTGTACCGGGAGAAGGAATGTTGACTGAAGAGAAAATCATCGAAGTAGAGAAGGAACTTGGTTATGTATAAGGTATATATTGTAGGCGCGGACCCTCTTGTTGAGCGAATGTTCGCTGAAACAGGGTTGGCAGAAGTTCGCGTCATTGAAAACCCATTAAAGGAAGCAGAACAGTTTCCGAACCCTGACCTCGTGGTGTTTACAGGTGGTTCAGATGTCACCCCTTGGTTGTACGGTAAGGCGAATGTCGCTTCTGCGAATAACCTTAACCGAGATATTCGAGAGGTGCTCTGGTATCATCGTTTCTACAACACACATAAGGTCGGTATCTGTCGTGGTGGGCAATTCCTCTTCACTATGGGTGGCGGTGTTATGGACCAAGACATTCTCGGCCACGGTCTTTCTCATGAACTTGTGTTTCACAATTGGACCCCTCCTAAAGGTATTGGTCGCTCAGTCACGAGTACACATCATCAGCATATGGCTGTACCAAGCCCTCAACAGATAGTTTTGGCGACAGCAGCACATGACGGTAAGAATGAGATTATCTTAAATCAGTCTACCAACTCTTTGTCCTTCCAACCTCATCCTGAGTACCAGAATGACGAATGTAAGGAACTGTTCTTCTGGTACTTGAAGAAGTTCTTTGGCTTTGACTTCAAAGTGGTGCGTAACGACGCCGAGAAGAGGGCTGTTCCTTGGGGGCGGCACCAGGTGCCGGTGCTTCTTGATGAGTTACAGAGAGGTGTGGAAATTGCCAACAGGGTTGACGACGCTATGGAAGGAGATGTTAGGTAATGTGTGGTTTGACAGCACTAATCGGAACTGATGTAAGGAATGTAGATGTACTAGCCTTCCAAAAGCTGGCACAGCTCTCTGCATTGCGAGGGCAGGACTCAGTGGGTTTCTTTGATTTCCACTTGTCACCAACTCGAAACGAGAAAGAATGCAAGTACTATAAGGAACTCGGCTCTGCTGGTTTGTATTTCGGGGAAGGAGGAAGGTGGGACAATTCCTTCTTCTGGCCTCGGTATCACACCAAGAAGAACGCGTTTCACCCTCCTGTAGTCCTCGTGGCTCATGCGAGGGCTGCTACCAAAGGTTCTGTAACAAAGAACAATGCGCATCCTTTTGTTCATGGGCATTTGATTGGTGTGCATAATGGCACCATTCATAGTGACTTTGAAGGGAAGGAGAAGTTCGAGACGGATTCTGAAGCCCTGTACTCGTATATGTCTAAGCATGGCGAGCAAAAGGGATTGGACATGGTTAACCAGTTGTCCAACGCAGCATACGCCTTGCTGTGGGTTAACTTGAAGGAGAAGACCTTTAACATTGCTCGCAATCAAGACCGTCCACTGTTCTTTTCAAAACACAAACACAAAGACGTTTGTTTCTTATCTTCTGACGATGTTTTCCTCAAGGCGGTGCTTCAGTATGTCTCAAATGATTACTCAACACCAACTATGGTTCCTAAAGAAGATTGGATTGTGTTTGAAATTAACAAGAGAGATATTCTCAAGACACAGGAGGTAGTACCCATTAAAGGACAGTACGTTCAGACCTTTCCGAATGCTAGTACGTCGCATCACGGGAATCAGAGTGTAATCCCTTTTCCGAGAGCTTCAGACTCACCCCCGAAGAACTCGAACAACGCCAGCGTCTCTGGGCAGAACAAGAGTCCTACTTGGACTGACTCAGACATTCTTGCGGATGAACTTACTGAAGAAGATGTTCCTCATAGAATGAGACGCATCAACCCAGAAGAGTCTGGTCGAGATGAAGTGCGGTTCGAAATTCGACCGGGTGTTACTGTTAACTTCCAAGAAATATATAAGCTACTTTCTTATGGGTGTGAGACATGTAACAAGCGTCCATACTCATATGAAATCGCTTACTTCTTCAAGGATAGAGTCACTTACCTTTGTGACAATTGTAGCAGCGATGTAGACAATGTGCGTATGGTTGCCGAGGACGTGAAAACGAAGCTCGAAGCAGCTAATATGCACTTCCCAAAACCCACTGAAACTGAGCCTGTGGTTTGCCACTAAAGGAGTTGTACATGGTACAAGCTTATATGTTACGCCGTCGTAAGTTGGGTAAGACCTCTTGCGGTAACATTTCCGCGAAGAGTAAGAACATCACAAAGGTATTACGGAATGACTCCCCTATCCTTCCGAAGACTGACCCTGACCTTTGGTGTATCCGTTGGGGGTGTACGAGCAACGTCCCTAATAAGAAGGTTTTGAATAGTTCCGAAGCTATTCACTTTGTTAACGACAAAAAGGCCTCTCGCCTGTTGTTCGCAGAGAAAGACCTTGCTCCTGTAAGCTGGAGAGATGTGCAACAGTGGGAAGCGGATGGTGCGCCACTTCCTATCATCATCCGCCCGGAACGCCACGCTCAGGGTAGACACCTTTACTTCTGTATTTCTAAGGTTGAAGTTCAAGCCGCTCTGAATAAGGTTGGTGCCAGCTACTATATCTCGGAGTATGTCGAGAAGGTAGCAGAATACCGTGTGTTTGTCCTCCAAGGTCGTGCTGTTTGGGTTGCGAAAAAGACACCAGCAAACGAAAAGGCTATCGCTTGGAACGTCGCACAAGGAGGCCGCTTTGACAATGTACGGTGGGATGAGTGGCCTTTAAAGGCAGTTAAGACAGCCATTGCAGCATTCGACCTCACGCCATTGGACTTCGGTGGTGTGGACGTTATGGTTGATAAAGAAGGAGAATGTTACGTTCTCGAAATCAACTCTGCGCCTTCTCAGACAAGTGAGTACAGGCAGGGTGCCGTAGCTAAGGCGTTTGATTACGTCCTTGCTAAGGGCGACAAGAACCGAATCCCCCTTGTAGACAAGAAGGGGGGTTATTTGAAATTCATCCATCCAGCTTTAGACGAAAAGGCCTACTAACATGAACACGACGAATAAAGAAATCCTTATTGGTTGCGACCCTGAACTGTTTGTTTTCTCAGAGAACAAGCGTCGTATTGTGTCAGCCCATGATCTGCTTCCGGGCACCAAGCGTGAACCTTTTGCGGTTCCGCGAGGTGCCATTCAGGTTGATGGTGTCGCGGCTGAGTTTAACATTGAACCAGCTAAAAATGGTGGTGAGTTCTGCCAGAATATCGCTGTAGTTAAGAACGAAATCCAGACACAGTTGGATATTAAAGGACGCCTGAACAAGGATAAGTACACGCTCCGCGCCAAGCCTTGTGTCTTCTTCACCAAGACCTACTGGGCTACTGTGCCTGAAGAAGCAAAAGAGTTGGGTTGTGAGCCGGACTTTGACGCTTACACCATGAAGGCCAATCCAAGGCCTGACGGTGGTATGCTTATGCGTACTGGTGGTGGTCATATTCACATCTCTTGGGGTGACTCAACCAATAACTTTACAGACGAATGGGTGGACATGTGTGCTGACCTTGTACGCCACCTTGACCATCACTTGTTCCCTCAGTCTAAGAAGTGGGACAATGACGACTTGCGGCGTCGTCTGTATGGTAAGGAAGGTGCCTTCCGCCCGAAGAAGTTTGGGGTAGAGTACCGTCCGCTGTCCAACGCTTGGTTGAACGATTACAAGACTGTCCAGTACATCTTTAATGCGACAAAGTACGTCACTGAAAAGTGGTTGGCTAACGTCAAGAAAGAACAGTACAAGCTTCCTGACTACGTTTAAGAGGCATCTATGAAATACTTTTCTCCTGAAGATGTGCAGAGAAACCTGCACAACACAGTGTTCTACCATCCGAAACTCAAAAAGGCATACCTTTTGGTTCAAGACGGAGGCCTGAACCTTATCCCGTTTGCAGCTACACCAGAGGGTTTCACAAAAAGACTACCGGGCTTTCAAACTAATATAGAGTTTCACTTGACCACACTAGAAAGTGGTTTTGCCCCTCGTTTGTTCTGCAACAAACTGGTCTACGCCAAACGCAGGCCGTTCCGTCAGTGGCACGTAGGATGGACACCACACAATAGTAATGTTGGTTTTGTAGAAATTTATGAACAGGAACAGGTGTGTCTGTCTTGTCTGGACCTGAATGGCGAATGGAAGACACACAAGGGGTTTGTTGGTGATGTGTGGACTGGTGGTTACCGAACCTTTAAAGGTGTGCTACAGGATGGTAAGGGTGCTCTTACACCGCATCTTGCGCTACTGGATGGTAACCTCATCAATCAAGTAGACGTTATCGGGTACTTGAAAAAGGACAACTCAATTGCACTGAAGCCGGAATACCACACCAGCTTTATTGTACGTGAATTAAAAGATTGTGGTGTAATCAACGTAACGCAGCTTGAAGCTGAAGAAGTGAGGGGTTAAGCTATGCCTGCTAAAAGAATGTCTCTGGATGCTGCTAGACGGTTCGCTGAACTGCCTATGTTTCCGGCACGCACCAAGAGATTGTTCAAAGATTCCATGGGCCTTGAACTGGAGATTGAATTTAAACACGACCTAAATATTGGTAATTTGCGTGATGCGATGGACATGTTTGGTGCCGTATCTTGGAATATCACCAAGGATGGTTCTTTGCGTGGTCACGGCTACGAGTTCATCTCTAAGCCTTTAGGTCGTGACAATCTTGCTGCGGAAGTAACCAATCTCTTTAAAGCTTTCAAAAGCTGTGGTTTAGAGTGCGCTCGGTCACACCGGACCAGCACACATGTACATTTGAACTTCTCTAAGAATACCCTTCTTGAGGCTTATCAGTTCCTGCTTTTGTATTACTTCCTTGAGCCGACTCTCTTCTGTCTGACTGAAGAAGATAGATGGCACAATACATTCTGTGTCTCCTCTGGGACAACCTCAAGTGACATTCTGTCTGCGGCAAATGATCGCATGCTTCCTTTCTGGAAGCTGTACGACAACGAAGAACACGCGAAGTACGCCAGTTTGAACCTTGTTCCTTACACTAGGTTAGGTACATTTGAATCTCGTATCTATCACGGTGCGGACAACGCAGAAGACGTAGTTAGTTGGCTGACAGCTCTTCAGGAGATCAAGCAGTACGCTGTCAAGTTCAAGTCGTTAAAAGCTCTGTACAAAAAGCTGGAAGACACTGACTTCAAGTTGTTGTTGAAGGAGGTCTTCGTTACTACTTTTCCGTTTGTCAGTGAACACATCGCTATGCGAGAGAAGAACTTGTATAAACTGGCAAATGAGGGTAACGCAAGAGCGTACCCACTTGTCTTTATCGAGAGGAGACTGGAAGAAGCCAACGCTTTTTTAACAGAAGAACTCAAAAAGATCAAGGAATTGTCGGAAAAGCAGCAAGAAAAAGAAAGGATGATTGAAAATTATGACGACTTCTTCTGAGGTTAAAGGTGTTGCTTATGAGATGTAACATTTGCGATTGGTCTCCTAGTGACTCACACTCGCTGTTTAATACTTCTTTACCAAAGAAGAAACCAAAGGCAGGTGAAGAAGAAGGATACGACTATGCGGCATTTCAGCGCAACAGACAAATAATCATTGACAAGGTAACAGGTGATACAATCTGTAGTGATTGTCATGATGCTATTTATGAGGAGAGTTGAGAATGTTTGACTTTAAACCCTACCCTAAGACACCAAGATTTTTCAGAGAGGTAGTTGTTACTGAAAAGATTGATGGTACAAACGGACAGATTCTGATTACAGAAGACAACCTTATTGGCGCTGCCTCGAAAAACAGAGTGCTCACATTGGCGGATGACAACTACGGTTTTTATAGATGGGTTCATGACAACAGAGAAGAACTTTTGAAACTGGGGCCGGGTGCTCACGCTGGTGAATGGTGGGGCCGTGGTATTCAGAGAAACTACGCAAGGCCTGACCGTGTATTCTCATTATTCAACGCTGGCCGTTGGACTGCTGAGAATGTACCTGCTTGTGTAAGTGTTGTTCCTATTCTTTATTCAGGTGTTCTTGAACCTACCACAGTACACAAGTGCCTCGCTAAGCTTCGCAATGAAGGCTCTATAGCAGCACCGGGTTTCATGAACCCAGAAGGTGTTATCCTGTACCATACAGCAGCGAAGACCAGTTTCAAGGTGACACTTGACAACGACGATAAAGCAAAGGGTGAGTAATGGCAGCTAAGCACGGACCCTGCCCTTGTGGTAAGAGTAGTGACGCCTTTGCAACATTCCCTAATGGTTCAAGGTATTGCTTCAGTTGTAGTAAACCATTTTTCGAAAACAATAACAAGGTTGTAAGTATTATGCAAATGAAGGCGGCCTCATACCGAGGTCACAGTAAAGCTTTTGTAGAGAAGTACAAGATTCCACTTTACTTCTCAGAAGCTGACCCGAATACCCCAGTAGCAGTTGACTACTGTTACCCTAATGGTGTGACAAAACGTCGCATCTTTGAAGGAAAGAAATTCGCCTATGTCTCAGAAGCTAAGGCTAAGCCCGATCTTTACTTATCGGATAGATTTGATGCAGGTTCTGCTCTGGCTATTACAGTCACAGAGGGTGAAGAAGACGCACACTCTGTCATTGAAATGTTTGGGGATAAGTACCCCGCTGTTTCAGTACGTGCCAGCAGTACCGCAGTACACGATTGCGCAGCCAAGTATGACTACCTCATGTCATTCCAGAAAATCTATCTCTGTTTTGACAATGATGAGCCGGGTAAGAAAGCCGTTGAAAACGTTGCGGCCCTCTTCCCGTTTGGTAAGTGTTTCCTTGTAAAGAAGGGTAAGTACAAGGATGCAAATGAATACCATATGAATAATGCGGCTGAAGAATACCGCAAGATTTGGTACAACGCACGTCCGTACACACCTGAAAACATTATCTCTTCTTTCGCTGACTTTCATGACATCTTAGCTGAGAAGAACCCACCTGCTATTGGCTCTTACCCATTTCCTGACCTTCAGCATATGACTCGTGGTATTCGTTCCAAGGAGTTCACCCTGATTAAGGGTATGGAGGGTCTTGGTAAGACTGAAGTGATTGGTGCAATTGAAGTTCATAATCTGTTGAATACGGATTATAACATCGGTGTAATCCATTTGGAAGAACCCGCCAAGAGGTCTCTCCAGAGGATTGCATCGTACGAACTTCAGATGCCTGTTCACTTATCTGATGATATTCAGTTGGAAGCCATTGACGAAGCTATTAAAAAGATTGTCAAACGTGACGGTCGATTGTACTTCTACAAGAACTTTGGCAGCAATTCTGTAGACGGTGTTATCAACCAGATTAGATGGTTGGTTAAGGCCTGTGGTTGCAAGCTGGTCTTTCTTGATCACATCACTAGAATTGTCACAGGTATGCAGGGAGCTGACGAAAGAGCAGACCTTGATTATCTCTCGACAAAGTTTAGTCAGATGGCAGAAGAGTTGGACTTTGGACTTGTAGCTATTACTCACGTAAACGACGATGGTAAGACACGAGGCAGTAGAAATATTTCAAAGGAAGCTGCAACAGTCATTAACATCTCTCGTGATCACTTGAACGAAAACCCTGAAGTACGTAACACGACGATCTTTACTCTTGAGAAGAACCGCTGGGCCAGCTCTACAGGACCTGCTGGAGCAGCGTACTTTGACGAGCTGACGTTTACACTTCAACCTAAGCAACACGCTCTTGAACCACCATTGGAGTAATCATTGGACGTATTTAACTTACCTGAAAAACTCTACTCTGTAGGTAGTAGAACATGGATTCTAGACTGCGAAGCAGATGCTTTGAAAGATTACAAAGCTATGTGGGTTGCAGTTCTAAGAAACTATGAAACAGATGAAGTTCGTGTATTCAGAAACATACACTTGGACCCATCAGAGTTTAACACATTCTGCGCAAAAGAGGTTGATTGGTATGTAGGACATAACATAATCAAGTTCGACAACGATGTTCTTCGGAAGTTTACAAGTGTGCGTCTAACACAAGACAACACAATCGACACTCTTGTAATCTCTCGGTTGATGAACACCAGAAGAACTGGAGGGCACTCTCTTGACAAGTGGGGTGAGACACTTGGTCACAGTAAGGACAAGTTCAATGATTTCTCTAGGTATTCCAAGGAGTTAGAAGACAGATGTATCCAAGATACGTTAATAAATAAAGAGGTTTTAAAGAAATTTGAAAACCACCTCTTGACAAAACGTTGGAGACTCCCTATATATCTAGAGATGACAATTGAGTTCTATAATCATAGTATTTATCATTATGGTTTTTACTACGATTATAAAAAGCATTTGGTTCTTCTAGAAGAATTAAAGAATAAAGTAGATGCTCTTCGTTTAGAATTTAAAGAAGCTTTTGGTGAGGAGTTTAATCCAGCTTCACCTAAACAGCGGATTGACGTTTTAACCGAAGCAGGCTGGAAGCCTACAGAAAAAACTAAAGGACACATTGCTGAATTACGGAAAGGTAAGTCAGCAGATAAAGAGAAACTGGCAAAGTACAAGACGTACGGCTACACGACTAGTGAACTTAACCTTAGCACGTTACCAGAGACCGCGCCAGTCGCCGCAAAGAAGCTCGTTGAGTTTCTCTTGCTTAATTCCCGGTTAGGAGATTTGGAAGAGTGGGGTAAATCCTACGACCCAATCACAGGAGCAATCCACCCGACTATTACGGGTATTGGGGGATGGACTCACCGCCGTTCTCACCAAGCTCCTAACTCGGCGAATATTCCGGCGTTAATTAACAGACACGGTAAACCGCAGCCGTACGGAAAAGAAATGCGGGGACTATGGATGGCTCGCCCCAAGAAACTCCTAGTGGGTACTGACGCGGCAGGCATTCAGCTTCGTATCTTTTGTCACTACGCTGAAGATCAACGTTTGATTGAAGCTGTGGTCAAGGGTAAAAAGGAAGATGGCACTGACATTCACTCCCTTAATAGAGATATTATTGGGTCTGTCTGTAAGGGACGTGAGCCTGCCAAGACTTACATCTACGCCAAATTCCTCGGTGCTCAAATTCCTAAGATCGCTGAAATTCTGTCTTGCACTAGACACGAAGCAGAACAAGCAGACAAACGGATTATGCAGTTCTACCCCGGTTGGAAGAAGTTAAAAGAAAGACGTATTCCTGCCGATGCTGCCCGTGGGTATTTTGAAGGTTTAGATGGTAGATATGTGTTCGTTCCTAGTGAACATCACGTACTCGCCGGATACCTTCAGAACGGTGAAAGTGTCGTTATGAAGATGGCAAATATTAAGTGGATGACCGATCCTACAATTGCCCATATCGACTTTCATCAAGTGAACGACGTACACGATGAATGGCAAACAGAAGTGCCTGATCAAGATGGTTACCCTGACCTTATTGGTAAGACACAAGTTGCTGCAATTGAATACGTCGGTGACTACCTCAAGTTAAACTGTCCGTTAACTGGAGAGTATAAATTAGGACACAATTGGGCGGAGACCCATTAAGGAGAAATACAATAGACAATCAAGGGACTAACCTTTTCAGCTTTGATATTTCGTTTCTAGACAGACGTCATGTGAACGGAATGGTGACTGCAAACTCTCTAGCAGAAGCTGAAGACAGACTTCGAAATCACCCTGACCTTAAGAATGTAGTAGGCTTACAGATTGAAAGCCTGAAGGACATGGGTGTAGTAGAAGACATTGAGAAGCAGATCGCCTCTCGTGTAGATGAAATGGAAGCAGAACTTCCTCAACCAACAAGCAACAACAACGAAAAAAGGAAGATGTTAAACTAATGGCAACTGAAACAATCTATCTCTCTGGTGAACTTTCATGGGTGAAGGCAAAGGCCGACAAGCTGGACACCAAGTTTCGCCCGAATTGGAGCACCAATCTCGATCTGGATGCAGCGAGTTTAAATACCTTTAAGGAAAAGAAGGTCGGTGCCAAGCTTCGTGAAAACGATGCAGGTGCACTGACTATGGGTCAGTTTAGACGTTATGCTGATAACGACTACAAGGACTCAGACAAGCGTAGCACCAAGCTGCCTCCTCGTGTTCTGGTCTTGGACAAGAATGGTCCCATTAAGACTGCTCTTGGGCAGGCTAAGCTCTACGAAGGTGTTATCGGCAATGGCTCAAAAGGCCAGATCAAGCTGGACATCTTTGATACTAAGTACCCTACCAAGGGTCACCGTCTAGTCTCCATCCTTGTTACTGATCTGGTGGAATACCAGAGTGATGACAACTCAGGTGTTGACGAAACGAATGCACCTCTAGACGACGAAATCCCGTTCTAACCCATCCCTGTTGAGTTCCCGGAACGTACGCCGGAATAAACAAAACGCAGGTAGCCCTGAGCATGGCTTAAAACTGCTCATTTTTCATCGGAGAAGAAATGCAACAGATTTTTGTGACTAGTGACACACACTTCCACCACGCGAATATTATTAAGTACTGTGACAGACCTTTCTACTCTGTTGAAGAGATGGATGAAATCTTAATTGAAAATTGGAACAAAGTAGTTAGACCACAAGACAAAGTTTATCATCTTGGAGATGTGTACTTTCCAAAATACAGATCAAAGAAGTATAGCGATGACTTCCTCTCTAGGTTAAACGGTACAAAGAGACTGATCTTAGGCAACCATGACAACGCGAAAGATCAACTCTTAACAAAACATTTCAAGGAAATCTACATGTGGCGTTTCTTGAAAAATGTAGGGTTGCTACTAACACACGTCCCTGTTCACCCAGATAGCCTATCACCAAAACTGACGTGGAATGTACACGGACACATTCACAACAAACCTAGTCCAAAAGGTGCTTACAAAAACGCGTGTGTGGAATTAAATAACTATACACCACAGCCCATTGAGAACTTCATTTGAAAAAGATTGAAACACTAGTACCAGACATTTACTACATTCTGGAAAATCCTCATGAGTGGGACAAAGAGAAAGCAGAGGAACTAGGCCACAGTATTGCTAAGGTTATTCTTGAGAAGCTTGACAAAAACAATGACAAGGCTTACTTAAGAATGTCTAACCTTGGTGCTCCTTGTGCTCGTGAGTTGTGGTACAAGATCAACGTTCCTGAGGCCTTTGAGAAGCTTCCTGCGCCTGCTAGATTGAAGTTCTTGTTTGGTGACGTTATCGAGCAACTGCTCTTGTTCCTTGCTGAAGAAGCTGGACATAAGGTAGAAGGCAAGCAGACAAAGCTTGAACTCTTCGGTGTCCATGGTAGCAGAGACGCTGTTATCGATGGTGTTACAGTAGATACTAAGTCTGCCAGTACACAATCTTTCTTCAAGTTTAGAAACGGGTTGAAGCCTGACCAAGATGACTTCGGTTACTTGACTCAGTTAGATGCTTACCGAGAAGCTGGCAAGGACGACCCTATTGTAGAAGATAAGTCTCGTGCTGCTTTTCTAGTGGCAGATAAGACACTAGGGAATGTTACACTAGACATCCATAAGAAACGGTTCAACGTTAACTATGAAAAACTTATTGCTGAAAAGCGTGCAGTACTTGGTCGGAACAAGCCACCAGACAAGCCCCTCTTCAACCAAGAAGAAGGTACAACCGACTTTGCAGATGGTAAAAGTGGTAACCGAAAGTTGGGTACAAAGTGTAGTTACTGCGGTGTTAAACATCTCTGTTGGGACTATAGCCTTCGCGCTTTTAACTATTCTGGTGGTCCTCGTTTTCTAACACAAGTGGTGCGTCTCCCTGACGTTCCTGAACTGAATATAGACAACCCTTTAGAAGGAGAAGAAAACAACAATGACTAAGGGTAAGACTGAAAAGACTCGTTTCATTATTCCTGTGCAAATGTACCATCAAATGAAGGAATTTGAGTTCCCAGGTACTAGAATTACAAACTCAACTGTCCAGAAGTTTATCGCCAGTAAACCAGAAACCTTCACAGACCCGGAAGGCTACATCATTCTAGAGATGTTCTGAGTGCCTTATAAGGACAAGAAAAGCGCGGCTTCTCGCGCGTCTCAAAAGAGAGCAAGAGAGAAACGTTATGCTAATAAAGCACAACGAAAAATAGATCAGCTGGCTACTGCGAATTGGAAGAGAAATAACCCAGACGCAGCAGAATTAATTCGAAGGAAGGCGTACCTCAAAAGGTACTACGGCATCTCGATTGAACAGTATAATGAGTTAATTCAAAAATACAATAACACTTGTTGGATTTGTAGAAAACCACAAGACCAATTCTTGAAGAACTTAAGTGTAGACCACGATCATCAAACTGGTGAAATCAGAGGCTTGTTGTGCTATTCCTGCAACAGGAATCTTGTGGGACATCATAGAGACGCTGAAATGTTTTTAAAAGCTTATGAGTATTTAAAAGGGCCGTACACCGGATTTATTGTTCCTGAACAGTACCTAAAAGGATACGGCAAAAAACGGAAAAGAAAGAAGTCTTGAGCAAAACACACCTAGTAATCCCTGACTCACACGCGCACCCGAAGCACCATAACAAACGAGCCGAATGGCTAGGAAGACTTATCAATGACATTAAACCTGACGTTGTTATTCATCTGGGTGACAGTGCCGATATGCCTTCTCTTTCTTCCTATGATCGTGGTACAAAAGCGTTCCAAGGTAGAAACTATCGCGCTGATATTGACGCTCATTTGGATTTTAACGACAGGCTTTGGGGTACTGTACGTAGCGCAAAGCGAAAGCTACCGCATCGTTATTTCTTCGAAGGGAACCACGAGCACCGCATCAGTAAAGCAATTAACCTTCAACCTGAATTAGAAGGGGCTATCTCCTTTGACGACCTTGAACTCGACAGGTTTTACGACCACATTGTACCGTATAATGGTAGATCACCCGGAGTACTGTCAGTCGATGGTATTTCATATGCCCACTTCTTTATTTCAGGAGTCATGGGTAGACCTCTGGGCGGCACACACCCGGCTTACAGTATTTTGTCCAAGGGTCACGGTTCAGCAACAGCAGGAGATTTACACCTGTTATCATATGAAATACAAACCGGGATTGGAGGCAAAAGAATACAAGGCCTTGTTGCAGGGTGCTATCAAGACTACGATGCAGACTGGGCAGGCGAAGCCAACAAACTCTGGTGGCGGGGTGTGGTAGTCAAACGTAACGTAGAGAATGGTAATTATGATCCTCAGTTTCTTTCGCTCGAAGCACTACGAAAAGCCTACGGTTAAGCCAGTGGTTGATGTGGAGATTCCGCCAAAGACTTTTAAAATAGAAACAAAAGAGAATGGCTACGGAGAAAAGCTTTATTTCTTGTCTACTGACAAGCTTGAGGTAGCACAAGCTTTTTTCGTAGTAAAGAATGTGTCTTGGTTGTTTTCTCCCGGAACAAAATGGTATTCTTTATCCGCAAATAAAGACAAAGAAGTGCTGTTAAAGGAGGCCCAGGCTACGTATCAACAGTACCTTAAAACACTTGAAAGACAAAAACGGTACACTTATGGTAAAGTCTCTAGTGTGGAGTACATTAGCTGATGGGAAAGAGATTGTTAGTTTGTGGAGGAAGAGACTTTGGTGACCTACTCTCTATCACAAAAGAACACCCTTTATGGGACAAACGAAAGAAGGAGTACCAGTTTGTTCATCGCATTCTAGACGAACTTACTATTCTACAACAGACAGACGACCCTTCTACTTGGCTTCCTGAAAATGGAACTTTCATCATTCAAGGAGGTGCGAAAGGCGCTGACGCAGCAGCACACGACTGGGCTGTTGTGAATTGGGTTCCACAAGACGAATACCCTGCTGACTGGAAGAAACACGGCAGGCGAGCTGGGTTTCTCAGAAATCTAGAAATGCTTGAAAAAGGTAAACCCGACCTTGTAGTGGCTTTTCCCGGAGGTAGAGGTACTTCTATGATGATTGAGATAGCTAAAAATGCTGGTGTTCCAGTGAAACAAATTGAGTACACAGATGGGTGACCCAGAAGTAAAACAGAAACACTCTCGAAAGAGACAGAGAAACTTTCTTGCTAAGAAGCTTAGAGAAGCTGGGCAGTTTCGCAAGAAGGTTCACATTGATGCAAAACAAAAAGAAAAAGAAGGGAAGTGGGTTTATGAGCAAGAAGAAGACGACAGTTTTGACAGTTGACGCAGACCTCGTGGAGAGCTGGATTGAAGGAGGCCTCTGGGGTATGCGATTGATTGAACACGGTGAAAGTGTGGTTGGTTTGGAGCCAATTGGTAACAAGAAGTACGCAATTGAGGTCCGCCAGACTGGTAAGGAACTGGACACAAAGCAGCTTAGTTTGGCATTTATGGGTAAGGATAACCCCTAACTATGGCACCACAGAATAAAAACAGAGACTACAAAAAAGAAGCCAAGTGGGCCTCTTCCACTAAACAGAAGAAGCGCAGAGCAGCTAGAAATGCTGCTAGACGTGCTGCGATTAAGAAGTACGGGAAGGCTGCTTTACGTGGCAAGGAAGTAGACCATCTTGGTTCAAATCGAAATGGTGACCTTCGTAAGAGAAAGACGCGTATCGTCTCCAAGAAGGTCAATCGTAAGCGTCAGCCCAAGAGAGGCGGTAAGCGTTGATCTTCGGTAGTCAAGAGTGCTTCGATTGGATTTACCATAAAATCAAGGATGATGACTACATTCTAGACTTTTATTACCGTCTGGTTCCAGAGCCAATGGTGGTAATTACTGTGACAAATAGGAGACACCCTAGTGTCACATGTAATGTAACAATCCCTAGAAGACTCTGGGATGACAAGCCTAGTCTGTTACCAATCCTTTCAAACTTTAAAACTAACTATAGAGACGCGTTCAAGAGTCTCAAGGAGGCCGCCAATTTTTAAGTCTAATACAAACCCTATGTTCCGTTCCTCTTTCGCAGAGGACACCTTTAAGAATAAGTACCAGCACAGAGGAGCTGAGACTTGGGAGGAGTTATGTAATACTCTTGTAGAACAGGTAATGGGTGACCAGCCTGACTGGCCCCACTGGAAGGACGCCAAGAAACAGCTTAAGCAGTATATGAGGGATATGAAGTTCATCCCCGGTGGTAGGTACTTGTACTATGCTGGGCGTGAGAAGCCTTTCTTCAATAACTGCTACTTGTTAAAAGCTGAAGAAGACACAAGAGAAGATTGGGCTGACCTTGCTTGGAAAGCTGAGTCTTGCCTGTTAACAGGAGGTGGTATTGGTGTTGATTATTCTGTCTATCGTCCTAGTGGCAGCATCATTCGCCGCACTGGAGGTTCTGCTTCAGGACCCATTCCCAAAATGGGAGGTATCAATAACCAAGGGCGCTACATTATGCAAGGCGGCTCTCGCCGTTCCGCTATTTATGCTAGCCTTAATTGGCGTCATGCTGATGTTGGCGATTTTCTGAAGGTTAAAGACTGGGACTCTCAGCCTGCTGGGACCTCTGGGTTAACCATTGGTGATTTAAAGAAGCAGGACTTCAACTTCCCTGCTCCAATGGATATGACCAACATATCGGTTAACTACGATACTGATTGGTTGATGAATTACTATAAGACTAATGAGGTTGGTGAGGTTTTCCTCAAGAACGTCGAAATGGCGTTGAAGAACGGTGAACCGGGTTTTTCCTTTAACTTCTTTGAGAAAGAAAATGAAACTCTTAGAAACGCTTGTACAGAGGTTACCTCCTCTGACGACTCTGATGTATGTAACTTGGGTAGCGTTAATCTCTCTCGGATTGGCTCTATTGCTGAACTGGCCTCAGTGGTTGAGCTTGCTACTCTGTTCCTGTTATGCGGTACTCTTCGGGCTGAGTTACCTTACGAGAAGATTTCACGTATCCGGGAAAAGAACAGACGACTCGGCTTGGGACTTATGGGTATTCATGAATGGCTTATCCAGCGCGGCCTTTCTTATCGTGTACACCCTGAACTTCATCAGTGGTTAAGCGTTTATAAAGGCGTCTCAGATGAAATCTCAAGAAAATACGCAGATGCTTTTTCGATTAGTCGTCCTGTTGCTAATCGGTCTATTGCTCCTACTGGCACAATAGGTATCTTGGCTGGGACTACCACGGGTATCGAACCTATCTTTGCTGTTGCCTATAAGCGACGGTATTTGAAAGACGGTACGCGCTGGAAGTACCAGTACAAAGTCGAGGATATTGCACAGCAGATGATTGAACTTTATGGTGTTGCACCAGAGTCAATTGAGTCTGCTGCTGATCTAGCAACTGATTACGAAAGGAGAATTGCGTTCCAAGCGGACGTTCAAGATTATGTCGATATGGCTATTTCTTCTACTATTAATCTCCCTAGTTGGGATGGTGACAGTTCTCGTGTCAAACCATTTGCTACCACGTTGGCAAAGTACGCTAGCCGTTTGCGCGGTTTTACTGTTTATCCTGATGGTGCGCGTGGTGGTCAACCTTTGACACCAGTGAGTTATGAGGAAGCTAAGGAAAAGCTCGGAGAAGAGTTTGAAGAAGGACTTGAATTTAATGATGTTTGCAGCCTTACTGGCGGTGGGCACTGTGGTACTTAACAAAGGAGACTGACTTGAAGATTTATGTCGCAGGACCAATGCGAGGATACCCTGGGTTTAACTTTCCAGCATTTCATACAGCTAGTAAGAAGCTGAGAGCAGAAGGCCACACGGTCTTCTCTCCTGCTGAAAAGGATGAAGAAGTACACGGACCAGAGTTCTCAAAGCAGTTTAAGACTGGTAGTCTAGAAGCTGCTGAGGCGCAAGGGTTCAGCCTTCGTCGTGCTCTTGGTGACGACTTGGAATGGATTTGTAAAGAAGCTGATGCTGTTTACCTCCTTAAAGGGTGGTCTAGTTCTAAAGGGGCCTTGGCTGAAAAAGCTACAGCAGAAGCTCTTGGGTTGGAGGTGATGTATGAGTAACGAAGGTGTCAAGCATGATGCAGAGAAAGTGCGTCTTGAGCTTTTCCCCGGAGATGCTCTATTTGCTATCTCTGACATCTTAACCTTTGGTGCCAAGAAATATGCTGCCCGTAACTGGGAGCTTGGTATGAGTTGGGGAAGAATCTACGGTGCTCTTATGAGACACATGTGGGCTTGGTGGCAGGGTAAGGGTCCTACTAATGAGAACTTTGTCTTTGGTGAGTTAGACCCTGAATCCCAGAGAAGTCACTTGTGGCACGCAGGGTGTTGCATGGTGTTCTTAATCGCTTATGAAATGCGAAAGGTAGGTACGGATGATCGGCCCACTAACTAACTTTGAAAAGGTTCAAGAGTTTCATGAAGCAATGGGGACAGAGCGTAATAGCTGGCCGCCCTCTGCCCACTTAGCAGGCTTACGAGAAACACTAGTCTACGAAGAGTACGAAGAACTCGCAGAAGAACTAGGCCCGGCTATCTATCTAAAAGGTCAGGTAGACAAACAGAAGGTGGCTAAAGAAATTGCCGATGTCCTCTACGTGGCTTATGGAACAGCAGATGCCTTTGGTATTGACATCGACAAGGTTTTTGAAGAAGTTCACCGTAGCAACATGTCCAAGCTCGTAGACGGTAAACCCTTAAAGCGTGAAGATGGTAAAGTGCTTAAAGGGCCTAACTATACACCACCTAACCTTTCGTTCATCGGAGAATAAATATGTACTATCTTATTTCTTTAATTGCGTCTATCATTGTTGGTGGCGGTATTGGTTATATGGGGGCCGTTAATGACATTCCTCTTTGGATGGTAGTATCTCTTGCGATTCTTCTTGGGATGCTTTTCGGTTTCTTAGGAAGTTACCTTGACAATGTGAACGCTGTAAATGGCAAAAAGTAAAAAGACCACTTACGCCGTAGGAGATTTTCTTGAGGTATCTTGGAATGATATTATCTGTTTCTCAGGATGGGAAGTCGAAGGAGGCTCTGGAGTTGGAACGCCTCCTCATGCGTGTGTATCCTATGGCTTCCTTATTACTCATACTGCTGATTTTCTTACCCTATCTGCTACTAAAGGTGTTAATGGTAGCGTAGAGTATAATCAGTCGATCACTATTCCACTTGGTTGTATAACTAATATCAAAAAGATGAAGCTTTAGTGCCCTCTAGCCTGATCGCCTAGACTGACTAAAGAAAAACCCCGGAAGAGAAATCCTCCGGGGTTTCTTTTGTTTTACTGGAGGACTCCTTGTAGTTCGTCCCATGTTACTGTCGCTTTATTTCCAGCGGCTCCATCGTAGTAACTCTTACCTGCTTTGTCCGATGGCAATGAAGCCCAGATTTGAGCAAGGGCTTTAGCGTCTTTACCACCAGACGCTCTATTATCAATCAACCAGTCAGCAAGTTTATCCTGTGTTGCTTCGTCGAAGATTTCATCACCAGTCATTCCGAGAGCCTTCATGGCATCCGCCAGTGTGTCTGGCGTGAACTGGTATCTACCGATAGCAGAAGAGTACTCCTTATCCTTATTAACGTCTCTATTCCACTTACCCATTTTAATGGCTTGGTTGATAGACATATTCGTTAATGGCAGCTTTTCACCACCAAACATGGTGTTGTAGTCAGCGCCTTCAGCTCTACCGATAAAGTCTCTTAACACCTTTCGTTTGTCAGGAGCGTAGTCATTAGAGAAGTACTTATCTACGAGTCCCTTAGCAAAGCCCTTAGGGTCTCTAATAGCAGCCCCCTGTACCTTACCAGCGGATTCAAGAGAGCTAAGGATGGCGTTACCCATTTGGCTGAACAGGCTGCCTTCTGGTTTACCACCACCGATAGCACCGTTGGCCACGAAAAGCTCTACAAGAGCCTTCTCTGGGTCAAGCCCAGTGGCCTCCATAGCAGGCTTCAAGAGTGAGAGATAACGGTTGACGTTATTCATACTCTTTAAACCAGACGACATTTTCCACGCTTCATTAAGGTTGTAGAGAGCACCAACTGTCGTTGAATTAGCAGCATAGACTCCAAGGTTGTTCGGGTCCTTTAAATACTTCTGTTCAAACCTGAACGTCTGTGGATTGAACTCAATTCGAACAAGATCAGAGAACTGAGAAACATCAATAACGTTGTCAATGTCAGACTTGAACAAAGCTTTAAAACCACCAGCCATTGCGGTCTTGTACTTCTCTAGAACCTCAGGGTTCTCTGCACCAGCCTGTGCAATAGCTTTCGTCACTGAAGGAGACATCAACTGCTCGAACACCATCATACGCTCAGACTTAGCACGGGTGGGGTTCCAAGCATTAGAGAACTGGTTAAGGAACTCAGCGTTGCCTGCACCAAACAGCAAGTCAGCCATCTTCTCCTTACCTGCCTGCGCAGTAGCAGGGTTGGTTAGAGTAGTAACAGCATCTTTGATAACCTGTTTGGTTACATCACCAGAGACTGCATTGGGATTAGCCTTCTTACCAGTTTCGAGGATACCCTGTAAGCTTTGACCATCAGCAAACTCTGCACGCATCATGTGCAAGATGGCTTCATTCATCATGGTTTTCCCAGAAGTACTATCTGGAGTGTTCAACAGCATCGCTGCTGACTCGTCACCAAACAACGTCTTCATCGTTGCGTATTTCCTAGCGAGAACAGCCTGTGGGGCGTCCTTCTCACCAGCCAAAGTAGTAAACTTAGCCGCATCCATTTCACCCTGATGTGTCGAGAGCGTCTTAAACACCTTTAACAAACCAACGTCTTTATTTAATACCGCTTCTTCAATCGCGTTAATAGGCTCCATACCTCTAGCGATAATGGAGTCTCTAGTAGCTTTATCCAAAGTGGCGTAAACGGGGTTAGCTAGAATCTTCTGCATCTCAGTCGTCATCTTAAGTTTTAACGGAGCAATAGCACCGATGACTTCCTGTGCTTCTTGTGTGGACCAATCACCCGGCTTCTTACTAGCAAGCTTGGCAGCAAGACCGTCAACGTCAAAACCAGCGAGACCAGACGCAAGAGCCTGTCCCGTGACAACTGAAGCAGCCTTATACGCAGTATCCTCAAGGTCTTGTTTTGCGATCTTGCCCTTGGTCTCAAGGAACTTTAAACGAAGCTCTTCCTGCTGCATCGCATCTCTCTTGCCATAAGCGACAGAAAGCGCGTAAAGTGTTTCTTCCTTACTAAGCTCCTTACCCTTAGCTACGAGTAGGTCGTAACCGGGAATAGCCGACTCAAGGATACCATCCTTTCGAGCCGCATTGATTACAGTTCTAAGATCAGACTCTTCTTTGTCAGCAGCAGACTTCTCTGCATCCCACTCTTGCATAAGTGTACGACGCAAGTCATTAGCAGTAGACCTGTTCAACGTCTGTCCGATGACAGCATCAATCTCAGCGTCGTAACCGGGGTAACGTGCTCTGATCCGACGAGACATAGCGTCAATTCTAATCTGGAAGTTGCTTTCAGACAGTGCTCCTGAGTTGTACGCTTTACGAACCTTTTCAAGTTGCTTGGCGTAACCCTGAAGTTCTTCTGGTGTGCCAGTCGTGCTATTCGCTTCAGTTCTGAAACCGAAGTCGTTTAAAGTCTGATCGACACCTTCCTGAATATACCTCTGTTGGTTCTGAAGGTTGTTCTGATCGGCAATACCGACAGCAGCCAATCCTACTTCACCTACGTCCTTAAACAGACCAGCAAACGGTGTTAAGCTGCTGGTGAAGCCTCGTGACCTACCAGTAAAGTCTTCAGCTCCATCGACACCACCACTAGCGTTAAATTCAGCCATATCTTTTATTTTCCTTCTTCGAGGTTAGTTTGAAGTTCTTGATAGCGTTTCCACTGTAATTCAGGAGGCGCTTGACGAATCCACTGTTGGTTAATCCCCTCAACAAATGACTCGTTCAAGTCACGGAAGGCATCACGGTAGACTCGCTTGATGTCCATGGGAGTCAATCCACCACCGATCATATCGAGCTTTGCAGCTCTAGCGTAGCGATTGAAGTCCTCTGGAACATTAGCGTGTTCAGCAGCACGACGTAAGTTCTTGGCTGCGTCACGCATAGCCTGCTGTTTCGTTTCTTTTAAGTCCTTAATTGCTTCTAACTTAATGTACGCTTCTGACACCTTCCGTGGGTCAACACCAAAGATAGCGGCCATGAAACCGTCCATAGTATCAGCGTCAGTCGTGTACACACCATTCTTAGAAATAAACTTGGAGAAGTTAGCAGCATAATAGAACTTAGCTGCGTTGTTTACAGTTGAAACTTCCCTTAATCTAGAGATGAAGTCTTCCAAAATCAAGGGGTAACTTTCGTTACCAGTTGACGGATCAGCAGCCACTAGTGCCATTGGCAGTGGTGCTACCGACTCGATGGCCCCCTTTAACACCTGTGAAGTAACCTGTCCAGAAGGACCAAAAAGGATTTCTAAGAAGCCCTTGTCGCCTGTAACAGCGTCCTTAATAATGGACAAACCACCGGGACCATATCGTTCTGAAACGTTGGTTTCTCTACCAGTTGCAAACTCTACAGCGTTAGCCATAATACCATTTACCAGCAAGTCCATTGCACCTTCATTGGTGTCAACGCCCTTTTCCATGGCGTACTGCTTGATGTCTTCTGCCCATGGCCACAAGGGTACAGCAGCACCCAAACCAACAGGGAGACCGTACAAAGCAGAGTACGTAGCGAGTGCTCTAGCGCGTTCAGCTCTAGTCAAACGCTTGCCGAGAAGCTGTTCAGAGAGATGAATTTGGTAGGTAGTGAACTGTGTAGGCAACGACCAGATACCCTGCTGGAATGCAGCAGTGGATTTACGTGTCATATTCAACGCAAGATCGTCGTAACGAGTTAACAGTTTATTAATCTCACGGCTATTCCCAAGCAGTTTCTTGCCGGGGTTTGCCTGTTTCCATTCGAGGTACGCGGTGTTCCATGCGTTCAACCGAACGAAGCGTTCACCTTCTCTAAAGAAGATTAAGCCTTTATCCAAGAACCTTTTGCCAGCCCCTTTGGCGAACTTCTGTGAGAACGCATCGTCTAGAGACGCGAAGTCTCCTTCCACGTTCCATAAACCAGCATCACGCATAATGGTAAACGATTCTACGAAATCATCTTCTTTCCAGCCAAAGAAAGACGCCTTCTTAGCGAAGGAACGAATAACGTCAGGTTCCATGGTTAATGATAGGAAGCGCATAAAACTAGAACCTGCACCAGCCTTGTACGATCTGGCTAAGTTACCAGTGACCGCAGCAGCGTGAACAATAGAGTTCCCCTGTAAGAAGAGCTGTACAGGATTGAACAATCCAAGCTTAGTATGGAAGGCAATGCTTCGAGCGTACCTAGCCGGGTCTTTTAGTTTAGTATGAGCAAAGTCTGAAACCTTTTCTACAGCCTCATCACCATACTTTTCGTATGTATAGTTTAAAAGTTTATTACCAATCCAGTCTAAGTCACGAGACAGTTCGCTAGGAGTACCAAGGAGATTGTTAATCGTCCTATGTACGTTCTTAGCCGCAGCGAGTTTAGACCTTTCCACAACACCTTCTTCCCACATAGGGTCAAGAAGAAATGCAATAGGGTTACGTCGAATGCTCTCGATGCTACGCTTAGTAACCGAACCTCCGGGAGAAGTAGGGTCAGCAAACTCAGCTATAAACGAAGAGACAGCCTGCTTCTGATAGTTATCGTAAACCTGCATGCGAATCATCTGGTGCATAGCACGATGCATCGTATCAAGAGGATTGATACGGCTAGACGCGTTATAAGCAAAGATAGGCTTGCCCTCAGAACCCATGGCCACAGAGGGAAGCTCGATATTCTTCTCTTGCACAAACTTGCGATTTACGGCATTCGTTAAGTTAAATTGACTCTCACCAAGGTCTACAGCACCGTCAAAGAGAGACTTGTGCATACCCTTCTGAGTCTTGCTAGCGTCACGAACAGACTGACCACTCTTAGTATAGAAAACAGGGGTGTTCAAATCAAGTTTGTTCGCTTCAATCACTCGCACGAACTCTTGTGGTGTATGTGGGAGATTAGCGCGTACGTAATCTTCAAATGCGGTTAAGTCACCATCCTTTGAACCTTTAAGGTAGAGTTGACGCGCTTCGTCAAAAGCTGCGTGGTACTTCTTAGCCTGTGCTTCTGAAGTATGGAACATTAGCGAAACATCACCACCGTAAATCATTCGACCAGACTTGTCTCGGTAGAACTTAGGCATCTTCGTATAGAAACCCGGAGGGTACTCTACGTGATAGCCCGCTTTGTACGGGAGCATTTCAGTAACGTTAAGATTGCGCGTCTTTGCACCCTTTAGTATGTAAAAGAACGTATCCTGATTACCATCTGTAATCATTTCAAAAGGACGATCAAACGGAGAGGCAGCTTGGTAAATACGATAACCCTGCTCTTTAACCAGCTTGTCTACATCAGCCTTATTCAAGTCAGACAGCAAGCTCCACTTACCGTGTGAGGAGTTCTCATCGAGAATGAAGACACCGGGGTTCTCACCCTTGGCGTGCCAGTCAGGAAGAGCATCTACAAGCTTACCCTTGAACTCTACTGGGTCGTCCTCGAATGAGTATGAGAGTTCATCGACAACTTCCTTACCCTTGTCTAACGCAGATTTAACTTCGTTTAGCTTTTCGACACGAACTGTGTAACCGACATTAGTGATTCCCTGCGACTTCATGTCACGGAGAATAGCCAAAGAGCGTACAGCCCAGTCGAAGTCAGAGACTTCTCTAGTCACCATAAAGGCTTCCACCTCAGCCTCCGACGGGTAGGTTTTAAACTTATCGTAGTAGTTCTGTTCGAACTCAGATATTGAGTCAAACCAACGACCACGCTCTTCACCCTTCTGGTAGTCACGGTTGAGCTTCATCATGTCTTCAACACGCTGCTTCTGTTTCTTTGTCAAACGCGTCAGACTCGGTGAGATAGCCTCTTCAAACAGACGGGTAGTCTCCTGCGCCAAAGGCACAATGATATTACGGTTGTCTCTTGTGAAAGGCGAAAGCATGTCCTCCGGTGTGCGCCAGAGACCTAACAGTGTGTTCCAGACAGAACGAGGAGTCTGGTTGTAAGTGCTAATCATAGTTGACATCAGACTAGGGTCTGTCTCGTCTACAGTTTTAGCAACCTCGACATAGAACCCCTTACCAGACTCTACCACATTAAAGTCAGCAGGGTCAATCTGGTAGAACTTTTCAGCAACCTGTTTAGCATCAGCAGCCGTGGCAAAAGGTAAAGCGTCGGGAGTCCCAAGGGTAGCCACCACTTGAGTTGTCTGCTGTTCTGTATCTGCCTGCTGGACTACTCGCCAACGAGAGTCAACAACCGCGTCAGAAGCGTTCACGTAGAGACTACGAAGCTTCCTCTTGGTAGTTTCAATAGCGGCGTCTAGTGCTTCTTCAGTTAAACGCTGTGCTTGATTAGGGTTGTTCAACGTCTGGAAAAGCTTTTCCTTACTAGTCTTTAGCGACTGTACAATACGCTCACGTCCTTCTCTGGACAGGTTCTTGCTGTCTTCTAAGAAAGCTTCTGGGTTGTACAGGGAAGCAAGCTTGTTCTTTAAACGAGAAACATCTTCGCCTCGTGCCCCAATGGTAGGGGCTTCTGCAAAGTCACGCTTAACACCAAGATCAATCGCTTGTTCAACATTACCAGACTTAGCCATAGCAGTCTCAGCGTCAAGGTTGGGTTTTACCAGCTCCTTAACCACCTGCTTCATACCCTTTTCTATTGGAAGTTCAGCAGCGACTTTACCAGCGGTTTTAGCACCACGGACACCTGCACCAGTGATACCAAGAGTAGCCACGTCAGCCACATCAACGGCTGTCATAGCAGACTGCCATGCAGAGTCCATCTTGCTGTAACGAATAACATTCTGTAACCAGTCCTGAGCGTCTTGGTGGTTGTACTCCTTAATTGCGTTGTACTTCTCCAAGATTTTAGCATCACGTTTGGCCGGTGGAAGCAGCCAGAGATTTTGCATCTGCTGTTCCATATTCTCACCAGTCAGCCAACCATCAGCGTAGCTGTCGTACTTAACCCAGTCAGATTTAAAAGGTACAAGAGTCTCTAAGAGGTCCCAAGTGTAACCTGTGACACCACCAAAAGACTCCCAATCGTTGTTGTCTTCCCAGAGTTTCTGTGCCTTTTCCACAGTAGTGACGATACCTCTAGCGGTATCCTGTAAGTTAAAGACAGCTTCTGAGTCCTCCGCTGCTGCTTTTGAATAAGCGTCGTTAGTAGCGTTAGCGTACAACAGTTTTAATACGTTCTCAGAATACTTCTTTTCCAGTGAGTCTGGGTCAGCGTAAAAGTCAGTCTTAGACAACGCAAGGATAGCCTGAGTTGTCTCAGGTGTCAGAGGTGTCTTAGAACCGATCTCAGTAATCAAACCAAGCTTTTCGTTGTTAAACGCAATCTCATCTTCACGTTGAACAGATTCTCTAAACTTCTGTTCGCTCTCTGTATCTGTGAAAGAGGAGGCAACCTCAGGGACAGGCTTACCCGTAGCGATAGACGCTTTCAACGCTCGCTTGGCCCCGATGGCCTCTGGGATAGGTTTACTGTCAATCGAAGTGTTAGATAGAGTCAGAGAAGCCTGCTCTTCGATTGCAGTATCAAGCGTAAAACCGCTAGTATTTTCCATTAATAACCATTACTCCACAAACCGAAGCTGGAACCAACTCGGCTGATTTTAGTGCTGTTGTTGATGATACCAGAACCCCAGTCCTTCATAGCGCCCCCAAGATTGGAGATACCACTGCCCTCTGCCTCCTGTGCGTTAGCAGAGAACATGTTTTCACCAAGCTCCATATTCTGATCCGCTCCGAGAACAGACAGGTTAGCGTTCTGTGTAGCCTGTGCAATACCACCCTGAACAGCAGAGTCTGAAGCGACTGCACCCTGTGTAGTAGCATTAGAGATGCCAATGGCCTGTGCGATCATAGCCTTTCTAATCATCTCTCGTCTACGTCTAGCGTAGTCCAAGTTCATCTGTTGTTTACGAATACCTTCTTGACGCTGTTGTGCCTTAGCGGCCTTCTGTGCGCCTACGTACTGGGTTACAGCACCAGCGCCTGCGATAGCCAAACCAATTGCAGCGATAATAGTGCTAGTAGCAAAAGCCATTATTTTAGCTCCTTGTAATATGTTCTTTCGGTTAATTCGTAACCACGTCTAGTATAGAATTTGTCAATAACAGCAGCATGTTCATTCTCCATACTACCTAGGATGAGTTTGGTCACTCCAACCTTTTTAGCCCAGAACTCAAAAGCGTTTACTAGTGTAATACTCAATCGTGTCTTACGGGCTTCTGGTGCAACCCACCAGAGTAATTCTGTAGCAGTAGGTTCAAGACCTGCTGAGGTTAAAGAAATCATAGCGACAAACAAACCTATAACTTCTTTTGTTTCTTTGTCTTCAGCAAGAAGGATTAAACCTGCGTTCTTGCCGATAGTGAGTAAGTGTGTAAAAATAGAAGAGACACGTTCTGGCGAATATGTATGTTTATTCTTGTACGGTCCTTCTTTAAATCCTTTTTCTACACACCTAATGAAAGCAGCACGGTCGTGTTCTTCTGCTAAACGTAAGTTAAATTCCACTGTTTTGTGTACTCCAAATACTCCAACCTACAACAGAGAAGGGCTTGCCTTCTTCTGAGTAAAATTTAAATTGGACTGATCTACCTTTACCTCGAACCTTTAATCTACGCTGTAACGTAGAGAATGAACCGATGGGAGGGTAAACCTGTTGAGGGTTAGCTACTCTTGCGTTACTTACTGTAGTAGTATACTCCCACCAAGGTTCAAAGAAGCAACTTCCATTTGAAACTGCGTCTAAGTAAACTACGATATAGTTGTTCTGGAAGAACCGCTGTCCATCTCCGTCAAGTTCGTAGTTTGTGAAGAAGTAACTATCGTAGTCGATAGCTGTTTCAACTTCTCCCCAATCCTTATACGTTGTATTAATGGTTTGAGACCACGTAGTAGTGAAAGAAGTTGCACCTGTTTTCTTAGTTGTTAAATACCTAAACGAGTAGTTAGGGTTTAACGTCGTGTAGACTTCAGCGGTAACTGTTTCTAAACCAGTTGTAGTTACAATAGAAGAACCACTGTTAACTACTGATTCGGTAACAGTACCTGAACTAGGACCGCGAGAGACGATCAAGCCGTTGATAGTCGGATTTGCATTCGGTAGCGTCCAAGGGTAAAACGCACCACTTAAAACGTTATACACAAGCGCACGGTCGTATTCATATCGTTCTTCTTGGTCAGAAGTATTAGCGCTACGATATAACCATTGAACTGTCTTAGTGTATTTATTAAACACACCTTTGACATAGCGTTTCATGGTAGGATGAATATCATCGAGTAAGGCGCGGATCGTTGTGTCTGAAACACTCTTGGCAGATGCGTTACCACTAAGCTGGTCCGTCGCAATCGTATAAATACCATCTGTATTCCACCACATAGGTGCACCGAAGACATCTACGAAACTTAAAGACGACAATGCAGGTGTGCTCGAAACCTTAACTACTGAGTAATCAGTTGGGTTAAAACCAAGACCCTGACTACCAGAGATCATCCAAACACCATTTGTACCGAAAACGAATAACTGGCTCTGAATAGAAAGCAGTTTAATAATCGTTCCCACTTCAGGAATAGACAAAACACCACCATCAGTAGGAAGCAGGTCGGGGGCAGTTTCTGAGGTGGGATCGTTTGACTGATAACACTTGCCGTACTCGTCATCTTTTACAATGATCTGAGAGAAGTAAATCTTCTGAGAGAAGCCGCTAGCGTTCACACCGGCGTACCAAATACGACCAGCATAAGCAGCAACACACGACGGACGAACACCGTTAGAGCTTGTCTCAGTCACACCAGAGAAACCACTCTGAGTGGCGCGGTCGGTGTCAAACGGATTTAAAATGTAGAAACCCTTAGGGGCTAGAACGTTACCAATACCTGTGCGGTCAGCCCAGTTCACAGGGTCAAATAATTCGTTAGCATCCTTGAAGAGGAACCATACATCACCATTGCTGGGGATAGTCGTTAATACGGAGTCCCAGAAAGTTACAGGGTTTGCTGTTGAAGGCGCGATTGTACGCACCTGCCCTGCCCAACCCTGATTGTAAAGGTTGTACATATGAGCAGACCCTACAGTGGCAGTAGTAGCCGTAGGTCTGGTTCTAGCGTCGTTATAATACGTGTCCGCTGTATCACCTTCTAAGTCTCGAATACGCATAGCGATTTCTGTCCCAGTGATACTAGGCGTAGTCGAGTCGTACTCTAAGTAGAAAGGCTCACACAAAGGGTGTGTAACAAACAGCTTACCAGAGACTTGTGTAAACTGGCAATGGTACAATGGTATGTTAGTAGTGCCCGCAGCAGCATATGTGTTCAGGTTAATTGATAAACCTTCGTTACCACTGGACAAGGAGTTTGTCAAACTCTCTTTGTAAAAATAGAGCATGTTCTCCATCTGAATAACAACAAGATCAGACAAGCCATCTTCACCTGCATTCTCCCAGTAGAACTCTGTAGTAACACCACCAGAGCGGTCGTAGGTATCGGTCTCATAAGAAACTTCGTACTCAAAACCCAAGCGTCTGGTTACCCGTCCCTTCTCATCGAAGACACAGTTTAAAGTATCTGTACAGCTATTCTCTGGAAAGTTTAATCCAGTAGCTTCTGTAATCAGACCCTTTGTAAACGTTCGCTGGACTTTAGTACCTGCGTTTCTAGCCAAAGTACCTGCGTTTCTAGCCAACCTTCTTTTCCTTCTTTGGGAGAACCTCTTCGTACACGAGCGGTTCCTTTTTATCCTTTAACCATCTATTAACTTCGCGCAATGCTTGGTCAAATGTGGTATAAGAGCCTTTTAATCGTTCCGGCAACTGTCCCTTTTCCAAAGAGATTTTCCAGAAGCCGTAAGGGTCTTCGCATTTAATATGAACAACGTTCCTTTCGATTTCAATCTTTCGGAACTTACCCATGTGTTCTTCATCATATTCTTCGTCCAGAACATCATCCAAGGTCAATGGTTTGAAGTTCTCTCGTACTGCTGGCATTTGTCTATCTCCTAGCGTAGTTTGGTGTATAATGTGTTTCTGTTCTTGGGTTGTTTACTCGACGCCCAGTCTTCTGTGAGGTTACCCAGCCCCGTCTGGCTTTACGTTCTGCGTTTGCGTTAGTTGTTTGTTTTAGTGTAGCGAATGCAGCAGCCTTTGCCTCATTACGCAGAATTGTAAACTGTTTATCTGGTAAGTCCGGGATAAAAGAGTCACTCATAGTGAATGTAGGAAGTTTTTCGCCAAATGCAATAGTTTTGTTTGCCTGAAGTGCAGAATCTACATCAGAATCATAACTATCAAAAAGAAGAACATGGTCGTTAATCGTAGTGTAAACACTAGGCGGATTATCGTTCCTACAACGGACGTTTAACGTATCCCCGTTGTCAAAGGTGTACTCGAAAGAAACCACATTGGTGTCCGTAGCGTCTAGCGCGTACATACGATTGACGTACTCTTCAAAAGGCATAAACTCAAGCTGTCTATAACCAGCGTCAGGATTGTCAAGAGTGCTTGCATCATAACGTAACCACGCAACCGTTAAACGATCATCTGGGAGTTCCATAATACAAGGTTCCGCAGGATTGCTCGACGCCTCTAATTCAAAAGGTGTGAACATCTTAGGGAACGATGATGTAGAGACAATATCCCAGTACGCGTTCTGGATGATGTTAGCGACCTGAAGACTCTCAGTGGTGTCCGCGTAAGAGTTCACCTCGTCGCCATCCATATCCGAGAGAATTTCCTGCACTAACTGAAGTAGTGTCTTCTTCATTCATTAACCCCTTTGCTTCACAATGGCTACGAGTTTTTCTTTAGTTAGACCACACTTAAGCAACTCTGCACGATCCTTAGCCCAGAATCGCTCGATGTCTAACTGTGTTAAGTCTCTATTTGGAAGTTTAACAGGGCGTTGACATTTTTCTAAAAGCTTACTATCAATTGCAGCTTTTAAACCGGGGCTATCTAACTTTGTTGAGCCTCCGCACGCTGTCAGAAGGAAGCCCAACATTACCAGCGGTAGGACTCTTCCTAGCTTCTTCAAGTGCATTTTCAAGTTCCTCTTCTAGTTTTAACTCTTTGTCTCTCAACTCAGTAGCGTATTTAGTCTGTGCTTCGATGACCTTTTTGTTTCTCTTTATCTGTTCGTTCAGAGCAGCTATTTCGCCTGCTTTGTAGTATTTCACGGTCAGACTGTTGCCAGTCCAGAGGCCTACTAGAAAGCCTGTACCCAAAATCGCAACAATCCGACCAATCTTGCTCGTCAGAAAACTTAGTATCCACGATAACCACATTAACCAACCTCCGGTGCTTCCTGACTATCTTTATAACTACGATAAGTCATCCAAAGACCCGCCAGTGTGGTAACAATAATAACACCAGCAAGAGTAATCCGAATAATATCGCCGGAAGTGAGTTCATACTGCTGTCCTGACAAAGCGTCTGAAATGGTTGTCATTGTATCACCAAGTGCAACACCTGAGCCTGAGAAGCCGCCTACGCCGAACATAGAGGCTTTTCTTACTGCTGAGGCACCTTCGGTGTCTGGAGCCTTAGAAGACGCTCTCTGAGCTTCTGCGGGCATCTTAGCAGGGTATTTAGCCCAAGGGAGCTGCCAGTGCGGTCCATCTTTAAATCTCTTCCAACCCCCACCCCATTCAAGAGGTACTCCGACTGCTTTAGCAGCCTTTTTCATGTCTTCTGCAATCTTATAATAAGGAGGCCAGTGTGACATAGGGGTATCTTTAGGCGCAATATCAACAGCGTGTCCTGTTAAATGTCTAGAACGAAGAGTGGTAGACGCACCTCTAGCAACGTATTTCTTTTGTGTAGCAAGGGTTCTAAGACCCTCTACAATTATAATAGGTATTGTACCGATTTCAAGGTATTTATCAATAACCTTAAGAATGTCCGCATGAACACCCTTTAACCTCTGTCGGTCTCTACTAGTAAGTTTAAGCATCTCGATACTCTACAATTTCATTGTCTTTGATACCAGCAGCTTGGAATAGCGAAGCCAAACCTGCTGAGGGAATCTGAAGTACTGAGTCTGGAAGGACACAACCTTTATCCATAAAGACCACACCAGTGGTATTTACCTCAATACTTGCAAAGAAAAACTTCGAAGTTTCTGTTCTTAACGGAGCACCATGTCTACTACGGACACTATTAATCAGCGTTCTAAGTTTAACCTGAGCTGCATCAGTCAACGTATAGACCTTCAATCCATTACCCATAGCCTGAGTTAAGAACTGGTCTTGAGTAGGCACATTAGGGCCACAAGAGTTAGCTGAGGCGACTACCGGAGCTAAAACAAGAGCCAGTGCAAAAAGAACGATAGCTGTGATAATGTTTTTCATATCTTTACTTTCCTTGTAAGTAGTTCGCAATAGTAACTACGTTTGATACTAAGAAACCAAGTGCGGCAGCAATAAACCAACCGAACCATTTAGCTCCTCTTAGCTGCATGATAACATCGTGCATATCATCCACTTTCTTTTCAATTTTAAGATTGTGGGCTTCTTGTGTTATTTGTTTTGACTCTACAACAGCCAATCTAGCATTTAAATCAGACATCTACCATCTCCATACTAAGGCACACCAAGGACCAACCACTGCCATGTGACAGTGGTTGCGCTTGACGAGAATCTAAGGTGGGTCGTGACTCCAGTTTCACTTGTTTCTGTTGCAGTTGTAGCGTAGATTGAAGAAGCGTGTGTAGCATCTACGTCTGTAGCATGTGTCATAGCCGGGGTTACAGTTTTATTAGTAGCAGTTAACCCTGTACCAGAGATTTCGACAGAACCTATCGACATACCGAACTGAGCACCAGTACCACATATTTGCTTACCAGTACCAAATGTAGAACCATCGTCTGAGATAGCGACAGTTGCTGTGGAAGCAGAGCTTCTAAAGACAGAACCTACTAATAAAATTTTTGAGTAAGTCGCGCCTATTGCTAAGTCAACATTGCTGTTACTTCCAGACACCACACCGATATAAACCAAACCGGTCGGTGCAGAAGCTGCAATAGCAGCAGCTACACCAGCAGGCGTTACAGCTCGTGTAGTATCAGTACCAGTCTCAGCTTCAGTCGTAGTAGCAAGTTCTACAACACCCGGAACTGTCTCAGAAGCAGCTACTGCGTCTAAAACCGCACCCGACATACTTAAACTAGTACCTAGCGAGATAGCAGCAATATCCCCAGAAGAACCCCTACCAAGAAGTTTTGATGCCCCTAAAGCAACCTCTGATAAATCACCGCTGGAGTTTGCAGCTCTAGCAGGAACAGAGTTTGCAGCAACGTTCTGCATCTTTGCAAAGGTTACAACATCGTTGTCAATAGTTAAAGCGCCACCACCTCCAGAGATAGTAATATCCCCATAATCACCGTCGGACAAACCACCACCGCCTCCACCTGAGATGGTTACGGTTAAGGCATTACCAACTGCCGAAGCAACAACACCCGTACCAACAAAGTCAATACTGGTAATAGCTCCTGACGTACCAACGTTAGAACCTTCATCTTTAAACTGAATGCCAATCTGCTTAGCATCAAGGGTAGTCTGAAGAGAAGTCACATCTGAGATAGCGTGACCATGACCAACATATGCGACGTTGCCATCGGAGACAGCAGCATCAAGTTGTGCCATAGTGAAAGACGAAAGAGACGCTGTATTACTACCTGAGGGAATAGAGATATGCCCTGAGATAGACGCGCGGCCCATAGCATTTGAACCATCGGTATAAACTAAAGTAGAGTCAAATGCTCCACCTACAGCATCCTGAGCAGCTTCGGTAAAATCCGAGATAGTTGAAGCTAACTGCGAACCTGTGTGGTTAGACCTATTTCTATCTGAAGAGTGGAAATGAAGAGAAGTATCTGCTCCATCGTCCAGAGTATTTAAATTAGTTGCGGTAATAGTGACATCTGAGATAGTAGACAAAGCCTGAGAACCTGTATGGTTCGCTCTTGCCCTATCTGAAGCATGAAAGTGCAGGGTGGTGTCAGCACCATCGTCTAATGTGTTTAAATTAGCAGCAGTAATTGTTACGTCAGTCGCACCAGCAGCTAAAAGGTGTGTGTGACCAATCTGTGACGAGTTGTCCGCAAGGTCTAAGCTTGCGTTAACACTGGCGTCCAGTTTAGACTCATCAATACTCCCAGCCTTAAGCACAGCAGTAATTGTTCCTGCGCCATCATCATAAGTGAAGTCAATTTCAGAAGAGTCTGTTAAAATATTGCCAACAGCATCCTGAGCAGCTTCAGTAAAATCTGAAATGTCTGCGGAAGTAATAGCTAGAACAGCTTTAGCCTGTGTCGGTGTTAAGTCTTCTGGGTCACCAGTACCTGCTGTTGAACGCCCTTTAATAGTAGCAGTAGCCACATTTGCAAGTTTAGCGTTTGTTACTACATCATTATCAATAGTTAAAACACTTGCTAAAGACGAAACAATAATGTCGCCTGCGTCACCATCAGAAAGACCGGGAGCTACGGTGTTATGCCAACTACCACTGTGAAAAATGCGAATGAAACCAGTGACAGTATCGTAGTACAAAGCACCAGCTTGTAAACCGTTACCATCGTTGTCTAGTGTAGGTTCAACTGCGAATGAACCTAGCCAAAGGTCAGTAAATTCGTCTAAGGCGTTTTCTGCGGCGGTTTGTGCCTGTTGAGCAGCAAGAACGGCAGCGTCTAAAGCGTCAATCTCTTCATCAAATTCGGCTTTGCGGACAGGCTCTGAACCAGAAACAGGTAAAGGAAGATTAATGATGCGATTGGAGTTCATGTCCAATGACGCGCTCATGCTATTAGGTGAGGTCCCATCACGAGAAAGCGTCTTCTCAAGCGCCGCCTCGATTGCCGCATTGTTTGCGTTGGTCGTGGAGACAATAGAAGACGCTTGTGTAGATGTTAAATCTGATAGCGTTAATTTAGCCAAAGTTCTTAAGCCTTGATTTCAGTAACAGTAATTGAAGAAATAAAAGTACCACCAAGAGTGTTTTCATACCAGTTTTTATTGAAACACCAAGCCGCATTTGTGTCCATACCACAACGGACTTTAAAGGTTTTCGCAGAAGTGCTTCCGCTTACCATAGTGTAAATCATAGTGCCGTTGTTCCCCATAGGTGTGCCGTACATAGCGCCAACCTGAATAGCTGCACGAGCGTCGGTCTCGGAGTTAAGGAAAAGTGCGGCAGTTAAAAAGTTTTGAGTGTTTCCTTGTTCAGAAGCAGACAACTGAACTTCGACTTTTAACAAACTTGTAGTAGACTTAGGTGTAATAGAAACAGAGAGTACTTCAGTACCTTCTGTGTTCTGTGGAATAGTGTTATCTGACGGAATAGTAGAAGTGTAATCAGCGCCTGTCTGACTCTGCGTGTACGCAAATCCAATTACAGTGCCGTTCGGTAAGGAATTGTAGTCTAAAATATTCCAATCACCGCTACCAGCACCATCAGCGATGTAAACAGTATTTGCTGAAGCACCATCAGCCCCTTTAGGCTCATGAAGTTCTGCACCAGTTAAAGCTGCGTGTGCAACCATAATACCTCCTAAGAAGATTGGGGCGTGCTAAGCAGAGGCCCCAACCATATTAAGTTTACGGGAAGCTATAACCGATACGGATGGTCACAGCGCCAGCGGTAAACGCAGCGGTGTCATACGTAGCGACAAGATAGCCCGGATTAGCGAGGACGGTGCCGACAAGAGCACCCACGCCAGTCACACCAATCTGATAACGCTTGGTTTCACCAGCGGCGTTGTAGTCGGCAATAGGTGCGTCAGCCAGAAGGCCGTCGTAATCCAGTTCCGTAGAGCGATCAAGTCTCTGGAGACCCAGATCGAGCACAGCAGAACCACCAGAGGTTACAGCCGTGGTCGTAAACACTTCAACGTACTCAATTCGAGCATTCTTTGGAATGACTGTGAACTGATCGATGATATTCTGCGTCGAGTCCGTCAGAGCCGTCATCGCAGCAATACGCGCTTCGACAACAGTGACGTTACCCTTATCAGGAGAGGCAAAGTGGCCAGCAGCGCCAGCGGTAGCTTCATCAGTACCGTAGCGAATGTAAAGGCCGTCGTTATTGGTCCAAGTACCCATAGGTAAATCCTCCTTCTAAATTAGACCTGATCGGTGTCGGTGACGACAACAACCATGTTTTCAGGACGATAGAGCTTGAAGTCATAACGACAAGTCGTAACATACTCTTCTCTCTGGAAGTCCTTATTGTATTCCGAATCAACCTTCGGAGCCTGACGTACAGCGCCGACAATCGGAAGAACCTCAGGAGCAGCCGAGAAGAACAGGTTGTTCACACCCGCAGCAGCGGTCACGCTACTAATCGTTTCCGACGTAGTATTCGTGTACAGGTTGTTGGATACGTATACGTCAAAGCCGTAGATGTTACGGATGAACTGCATACCACCAGCAAGACCTGTGGTGATGATACCTTCCCAACGCGGGTTGTTAGACACGTTCACAAGGTTCGTCAGAGTATTCAGCGTATACTCAACCGACGGGTCCACAACGGCGACGCGATTGACTTCAGGCACGTTAGCCTTGTCAAGGGCGAACTTAGCCTTGGCGAAGTCCGTGATCGCAATCGTTTCGTTCGAACCAGCACCCACCCAGCGATGCGAAGCACCGTTGATGGCGTTGGTATTCGAAGCCGTCTGACCGAGCGGGCCAACGGCAAGCATATCGACTTCCATCGCCTTACCGAGAGCACGCGACTGCTTGGGCACGAACGCCGAGACGAGGCGAGCAGTATAGAAACTGTCCTGCTTCATCTTGTTCGTAATCCACGTAGCCGAAGACTTGTACTTCGAAATGGTGAACGTGAAGTTACCAGTGTCCATTGCGGTGTAGCGGACTGCTTCACCTTCCACATAGTTCAGGACTTCAGCCATTCCCATAGACGGAATGTTAATGGTGTCACCATCGGGGAAATCACTAATCCAGTCAACCCACTGCATACCGATAAGCTTGTCTTCGAGGACTTCTTTCAGTTCGGTAGACCAGAGGTTGGAACGAATCAGATGTTCGTTAGTATTGACAGAAAACATTTACGTTTTCTCCTTTTCTGTTAGTTTTTGAAGAAGGCTTCCCCGTGCTTCTTCGCAGCTTCAAATCTAGCCTTCGCAGCGGCAGGCGAATGATACAAGCTAGGATTTTCTGAACGAACCTTCTGCCAGTAACTGTACCTCTCCTGCTCTGGGAGCGAAGAAGAATTACGGGCTGTAAGTCCGGCAGAAACCACTCCAGCGGTACTCGGAGAGAAAATGTTCGCTTCCTGCTTCGGCTGAGTTCCTTCAGCACCTACAAGCTTCAGAAGAACCTTCGGCTGAGTCCGCGCAAGATTGGTTACAAAGTCTTTCGACAAACCAATCTCCTGCGTAGCAGCTTCCAGTTTTGAAACGTATTCATTTCCCCAAGTATTCACGAGTGTGTTTTTCACTAACTCCACATTAACCTTAGCATTTCGCTCGGCTTCTGTAGATTGGATAGTTGCAAGAACACGGTCTTGAATAAGCCTGTTGATAGTTTCTTCGTTTAACGCAGAAGAGTTATTCTCTGAACCACCTGCGGGCGGAGTTCCACCGTTGGGCTGATTAGGCGTATTTTGAAGATTAGCTAGGACCTCTTCCATGGTCTTTCTTTTTGAAAGGTCTTCGCGGAGTTCAGCAGCTTCACGCTGGAGCTGGGCAATAAAAGCGTCTGACTGAGCCTTGCTATAAGCAAGTGCCGAGGCATCCTTAAACTTCTTACCTTCTCCTACGAGTTCTGCTAAGTAGTCTTTCTGCGGATCAAGGGTCTGAGCCGGAGAGTTTTCGAAAAGTTCAGTATCGGGCATGGTCTGCTCCTTAGTTGGTTTTATCATTTACAAAAGAGAAAAGGTCTTTAATCTCTTTTAGTTCTTTCTTTTGGCCATTTAGAAAAGCGAGCTTGAAAGCAGCGCCACCATCATAGGTTTCTAAACAGATTTCGTTATCTTCTACTGCTTCAATTCTGGCGTCTATAATTTCAAGGAATCTATCTATTAGGACTCTAGAATTTCGTAAAGCAGCTTCGTAATCGTCTTTCTTGTTTTTATTCTTGTAGTGTTCCGGTCGGAACCAAACGGATTTCATTAGGCCTCCATGGGCGTTGTATCATCCGGGGCGATACCACCGGGTGTCGTCGCTTCCATCATGGCCTGTTCATTAGCAACAGAAGACAGAAGCTGTGTTTCTTTATTCTCTTCGATCTGAATATACGGCTTTACAATTTCGTAGTCTTCAATGTCAAAGAACTCTTCCAGCATCTCTGCCAGAGCCTTACCGGAAATGTGCACACGCACACCAGCGTCAGCGTAGAGAGCCGAGTTAGCAAAGGTGTTAAGGTTCTGGAGAACTTCAGCACGCTCTGCAAAGTGTCTAGCAGCCAGCGGATAGAGCTTACCCATGCCAGTCAGGTCGGACGGGGAAATAGAAATAAACGTTTCCATGCCCAGTTCATCGTCCCAAATGGCGATCTGACTTGTGTCCATCTTGCGTCTAGCAAGTTCGAGCATAGCGTTTAAAAGAGGTTCTAGGACGTACTCTTCAAACTGCATAATTTTATTTTGGAAAATTCGATTGTACGCGTTCTCCAACCTTTGGACTTCGTACATTGTCTTTTCACCGGGGTTTCTAAAACCCATAGCTTCCTTAGGAGCACCAGCCATCTGTTCCATGGTCTCAGCGTACTTCATAAGCTGATCGTCAAGCTGAAGCACCTGATACGGAGGCTGAAGCATTTCTACATCACCGTCGTCGCCGCAGATGATGCGTTCCATTGGCTGCCATTCGAAATCTTCCACATAACCCTTGATCTTTAAAACAGGGTAGGCGATAGTATCAAGTACGTCAGCCTTCAGGTTTTCGAGATGGTCAATACGGTACTGCATACCCACAAGGTTGTGGAGCGGTCCCATAGCCCAAAGGTTGTCCTGACGAATACGCCAGCCTGCGTGGTAGACCGGAGCCTGCCCAAAGTAACTTGGGTTAGGTTCCTTAGAGATAATCTTATGTCTATCGGCAACAATGATTTTGTAGTTCGGGTACATTTGGTTGCCGTGAACGTCGTACAGGTCTCCCATGAAGAAGAGAAGTTCGACGTAACCAGAAGAAAGGTATTCGGCGTAGCTGTCGAAACCATCCATCTGAAGGTAAGCGTCCTTCTGTGTAAAGGAACCTACGTCGCCACCTGCGGCACACTTCTGGCGGATTTCCACCATGTAGTTCCACAGAGCTTCAATGGTTTCTTTAGTCTCATCCGTAGTAATTGCATCAAGCATTCTACGAACTTCACCTAAAGTCCAGACAGCACGAATGATCTTTGGAGACTTGTTAAAGGTGTTAGCAATGGGGTTGAACACGATGTCCAGTGGGGCTACTCGACGAGCAACCGGACCCACATACCCGTACTTATTCCCTTCAACTCCTTCAATGCGTTCGTCAACCCATTCAGGGGTTACAAAGCAATTACCATCGTCAATGTAGTCGGTAAGAACTTTATTAATTTCTTTCTTGAACTCAGGCTGACCAACTACGTAGCGCATGTAGTTTTCAATAGCTTCACGCTTTTCTTTCGTAGCAGAGTCCTCTGAGGAACCCTTCCAGAAAAGCCACTTTCTTTTAGGGAACAAGGAAGCAAGATAGTTTGCAATAAGGTTATCACGAATCTGTGTCAGCTTCGGGGTAACAGTCTTGTTCTTCCAAGGAAGCTTAGCGTTGGTCGTCTGTGTAGTGTCAGTAGCGAAGATGTATCTACGCGTCTCTTCTGAGAGCGCCTTCCATTCTTGTCTCATATTATCCCAACTCTGCCACATGGACGCAATTTCAGTGCCCATTGTGTCTGGAGTCAGTATTGTAGAAATGTCTACGGTCTTACCAGCCATTCTTTAAAAACCTCCAAAACGACTATGCTGTTCAGACGCATTCTGCAAAAGCTTAGGTCTGCTGGACAGACTGGTTCCTGTAGGGGCTACAGAAAATGCGATACAACTAGCTAATGCGTCTTTTACGTCGTCATGAGGTGGGTTGTCTAGAACAAGTTCATCTTCGAGAATCTGACAGTTACCACCTCGATAATGCCAGATTTGTCTGTTTTCGTACCTGTGTTGAAGGATCGCACGCATACGCTCTTGTTTAGTTCCTTCATGCCTTGTAGGGCGATAGTCTTCAATTGTTAACACCAAACCATGTGGTCTGATGTAGTTTTCCTTTAAGTCCTTAACAATCGTGTCCTGTGCAGCTACGACTTCAGCTCGGATTTTTCTAAAGTCCCACTTCTGATGAAGTGCAAGGATTTGATTGAAGTACTCAGAGATACGATCAGTCTTAAAACGAACAATGTCTAAAATATAGTAGTTTAAGTCTCCGTCTACTCCAAGGACAACAATCGACGTAAAGTCGGCTTTCCGGCTAAGACTAAAGGCAAAGTCAATGGAAGCGAATACGTTAAGGCGTCGGTTCTTGAAATACCATTTTCCAGCGTCCCTTCGTAAGTGAGACTTCTCGTAGTATTGGAAATGGTCCCTTTGTATGAGAGAGTTTGTGACATCGTTAGGATCGTTGTAGTACTGTGCTCTGAACTGTGTCTTGTCTAGGTACTGAGCGCGCTTACGGGCCAGTACACCAGAGTCGAAACCAAACCACTTTCCATCGGTAGTTTGTTGACGCGGCCAGAGAAATTCACCAGTGCCATCACCAGCAGACTCCACTTGACGTTCGAAAAGCTCATAGAGAGGTTCAGACTTTGTAAGTTCTCCATATTCGTCATACTCGTCAACTTTCATTTCCATGAGTTTTGAGTACAAGTCATTAGGATGGTAACGTGTACCTACAACCCACTCTTTGCCGTCCGCTCCTTCAATAGACGAAAGCAGGGAGTACTGTTCTACAACCTTTTCTCGTCCGTCTTCTGTGTACGCATTTTCACGAACAACTACGTCGTCCATGGCTGCGATGTCGCAGTGCATACCAGTAATCGTTGTAGTTAAACCCGCTGTGAAGATAGTCGGGTCTCGAATCAAATCCTGCTTGCGCTTAGGGTGGTCTACAGAGATTTCTGATTCGGTCCACTTCTCCCTTTTCTTTTCATCGGGGTGGATGAGGTCAGGCCAGTAGTACCTGACGCGTTCCGAGAGTAGAATATCTTTGATAAACTTAAGCTGCTTAATTGCCAAGTTTGATGTAGAAGAAATATATAAAATTCGAACACTGGGGTTCTTTACAACTTCCCAAGCCACTCGATAGGCCAGCATGGCTGACTTCTGGTGGTCTCGGGGGAGGAGAACAAGCTGATGCGATTTAGCATCCTGTTTGTTCCACCAAGAGATAAGCTCCCTGTGTACTGAACCTAAGACGCGATTCGGGTGGACTAAACGAATAAAGGTTTCGAGGTCCGCTTCGGCAGCTAGCCGGATTTCGTCTTTCTTGGTGATTGCTGCCATACATGTTATTCAGCAAAAATACGCTTGTGGTCATCTGTAGTCATCTCGTCTTCTTTTGCGGTCTGCTTCAGATTGTGAGCGATCTCTTCTTTGCTGGGTCTCCCTCTTTTAGTTTTATTCTTGTCAGCTTCTGAAAGATGGCTGAGCAAGAGTTTATTGGCTTCAAAGTAGTTTTTATTCTGAATATCGTCTGAGGTACTCTTGAGCTTGTTTAAGACTTTAGCTTTAATCTTTAAACGAAGTTCATTCCTCCAACGGAGTACATGTTCGAAGAACCAGTTAGCCTGACAGAGGATTTTAAAATGCTCGTACGAATCAAAGTAGAGAGTCGCAAAATCAAACTCAGTGAGGTCTTCAAGTTCTAAATAACGCTTGTAAAGCGAAATATAGGTTTTACCGTCAACTGTGTAATCCTCGTCCTTTAAGGTATAAAGGGTAAAGGATTTATCGTTTACATCACCTGATGTTTCAAAGAAAAGGCGTTTAGTATAAAGCTGTCCATTACTATTTTTGAAGGTCGGCATTCTATTGTATTCTTCTTGGTTTAAACAAAAGAAATAAAACTACAGTAGTATCACTTGATATACTATAGTGAGCAAGAGTAGTATTAATCAATTATTTATTATAGAGTAATAAACTAAAGTAACTATACCTATAGGTATCAATTGTATATCTCTTGTAACCTATAGGTATCAATTGTATATCTCTTGTATGCTCCGCATATAGTGCAAAAGTTTCATTTGTCAAGCTTTATTTTTAGGAAAACAGCATAAAGGTAAAAATAGTTGTGATTTTCTTGAGGTGCGCGTGGTATTTTACTTTTATAGTCTCCCACGCAGAGAACTTCCTCTGGCGCTCATGTGTATTAATGTTAAATAATGTACTCACTGAATTTCTCCTCGCAGAGTCAAGCGTGTCATTCTTCCCCTTGCACCCACCCCTGCATTCCCCCTGTACCCCATACGAGGGGCACCCTAGGATTCATCAGTATACTGACTAATACAAAAAGCAAGTGAAGGACCCATGAGATTCATCCGTATACAGATGATCTTCAAGTGTGTGCCCCTTGTGTCTCATGTGTGATTCATCCGCACACAGATGATATTCATTACGGATGCGTAACGATTGGTTACTTGTGTATCACACACATGACATACATACGAATCATCTAATATACTGATATGTCTTAGCTATTCATCCGTATACTGATTAAACGATAATCCACTAGCAACCATCTGGGATTCATCCGTGTGCTGACTATCTATTCCCTGCCTTGTTCCTATCATCAGACCCTAGCCATGCGCTAGACGCATACCACCTATGCAACTGACCTGTTTTCTTGCCTTATTTTCGCCACAATTCCAGGGCATACCATAACCATCGAAAGAGCAAGCGCTCTAGAGATTGCAAGGTCTGGTACACCTCAAAGCATAACCCACTAGGGCACGTACTCGCGTAGGCTCTGTTAACTCGCGCCTATAGTCAATTGTTCTTGTTCGCGGTTTGGCGACTATATGCTTTACTGCTATAACATGACAACGCACAACCTATGCGTGAAACAGCTGGTGAATGCTGTTGCGTCCCGTGATGGCAAAGCGGGTTAGTAATGTGGTAACACATGAAAGGCCGCCATTGTTTGGCTGGTTACAAGACGTAACCCAAAGAACAATTATCCTCGCAAACTGCATTTAGCCTTTACTCATGCCCTAATTCCGAAAATTCAGTAGGTTTAGGCCGTCGTGTGTCATAGTGCAAAGCCATACGGTAATCCCAAAGTCAACTAACAGGCTCGCAACTTCCGCGTTAATCTAGCAATCACGCTTAAGCCATTAGTTGTGCCGTAAAACGCTGCTATGTCATGTGTCATAAGTTGCAGGTTTCAGGTTAAATAGTCGTGCAGAAAACAGACATTCAAAAACTCATGTTATTACGAATGTAACAATGCAGTTTCCCCTTGTTAAGTGTGTCCTTATCAAGGGGTTACTGGATTGGTGCAATCACGTTCCATCCAAACACGAATAGGTGTCACAATGGCTAACCATGTTATCTGGTACTACGCTCATAAGTTTGGTTATAAGAGTGCCGAGCACAAGGCCGCCATTGCCGCTTATCGTGTGTAGTTAAACCCAACCAACGGAGTTTCCCTATGTCTAACATCAAGTCGAAGGCTACAAAGGCCGTTGCTCTCAAGCTGATTGGCGACAACGCCATCGCCAAGGAAAGCATCAACCTTGCCAAGGCAATCAAGGGCATGGACAAGCGAGTCCAGGTCTATCTCTGCTCTGAGATTGCCCACATCGAACAGCATCGCAATCCTACACGGTTGAATGCCTTCTTTGACGCCATCGCCAAGCGTGGTGTCCGCACTCATGCCATGCACGCTTTCATCCAGCGTTTCGGTAACGTCCGTTATGACGAGGAAGCCAAGCGCTATGTGGTGCAGGCTGTGCGTGACAAGGCCGTGGCCGCTGAACAGTTGGCCCTTGCCATTGCCGCCGATTGGACCACGTTCAAGCCGGAAGGCAAGGTGCGTCAATTCGACTTGGACAAGGCCGCCGAACGCCTGCTCTATGAGGCATTCCGCAATGGTGTTGACCTTGAACAGGTCGAGGCTGCGATTGCCAAGATGAAGGACGCTGCCGCCAAGCGTGCTGCCGAGGCGCTGGAAAAGGCCAAGGCCGCAGAACCGGAAGCCGCCGCTGAAGAACAGGCGTGATTTAGTACTGCGTCACACGCCTGCAACACCTGAGCATGTGCCTAAACTGCTCGCCCTTCCTATCATCAACCCGCAAGCACTAGGTGCAATCATGTTCCGTCA